CCCGTCGGGGTCGTCAGAAACCGCCCGTTCCCGATCTCACCGGCGCACACGGCGTACCACTCTCCGGTGTCGCGAATCTTGACCGCGAACTCGTACCAGCCGAGAGCACTCAGGGCGAGGGCTTTTTGCCTGTAGTCCATGTCATCCACCGGCACTATCAGGCGGCACATCTACTTTCGTTGGGTAGATGTAGTCCAGCACTACCCGAAACACGCGCATGAACTCCTGCTTATATTCCTCTGCAAGAGGTTCGCCTGGTGGTGGCAACTGACGAAGCATTCCGATCAGCGCCGGATGAGATTCAATGTTCATTGGTTCACCATAAGCAGATTACTCCTGTGCCCAAAAGTGTGTCCCTGAGACGCACTGAGACGCGCCAGGAGACGCGATCAGGCTAGGCAGGGCGTGGGGTCTATGTACGCCGTCTAGGCGCGTATCGGATTCGTAATGCGTGGGTCGGCGGTTCGAATCCGTCCACCGGCACCATAAATCAATCACTTGCGAGCTTTGCGTTTTGGCCTGTGCCCTATATTGTGCGCCCACTCGGCCAAATGCTCGGCCCCGAGGTGGGCATACCGGCGAACCATCTTGTCGTCCGACCATCCCCCAAGCTCGCGAAGAATGTGCGGGGGCGTGCCGTTCTGAATGTGCCACGAGGCCCACGTATGCCGTAGATCGTGGAAGCGGAAACCCTTGAGACCGACCGACTTGACCGCGGCCCGCCATTGCTCCCAGTAGTAGCCGTTCTGCGCTGGGACCGGCCCGCCGTTGTACGAGAACACGAACTCGTCGTGCTGGCCCTTCACCGTCCGCAGGATACGAATCGCCTCCGGCCCCAAAGGCAACGGGATCGGCTTCTTGTTCTTGCTTCGAAGGGCCGAGATCCATGCGTGCTTCCGCTTCAGGTCCACGTTCGGCCACGTCAACGTTATGATCGGCGTTCGTCGAAGCCCTGTCACGACGGCGAATCGTGCTGGCCGTTCCCATGCCGGCAACAAAGCGCGCACCAGTTCCTCGAACTTCTCGCGCGTAATCCACATCGGCTCCGGTTCTTCGAGCGAATACATCGGGACCGCAGGAATCTGACCGATCCATTCCCACTCGTCTCGTGCCCTTCGAAGGATCGCCCTGAGTAGCGCGAAGTGCCGGTTGACGGTGGACGGCGACGCATCCTTGAGTGCCCGCAGCTCGTCGATCTTTGCCCGGTCGATCTCTACGAGCTTCTTCCCGGTCAGGTGCGGCTGAAACCACGCCAGAATCCCCTCGTCGCTGTGCAACGATCGCTTGCCAGCCGATTCCTCCAGCCACTTCTCCGCGGCCAGATCCCACGTATAGGCAACCTTGCCGAGTTTCTTCAGTTCCCATAGCTGCTGCCTGAGACGGTCTTCAAATAGCCGGGCCTGCGACTTCGAGGCCGTGCCAGTCGTTCGTCTAACCGTTTCGCCGCTGACAGTAACCTTGCACCACCAATAGCGTGACTCGGGACGTTTGTAGAGGGACACGTCGTCTCCAAGTAGGCGAGCAGCTCGTGTTCTTTGAACACCCAGGCACGGCCGGGCTTATAGCCACGAATCGTACCCGCAGCTGCGCGTGCCCGCAAAGTGGAGGGGTGAATTAGTAGGAGAGCGGCGGCCTCAGCGAGTCCGAGTGTCCTTGTCGCGCTTTGTGGCAGCCCGCTCATACCCGCATTCCCGACAGTGGAGCGTTTCGCCGCGAAGCACGAGCTTCGATGCGTCGAGCGGGCACAGCTCCGGCCCGCGATTTGTGATGGTTCTCATGCACTGATTTTACCATGATTGTGCCGGCTGAATGCAGTTACCTAAAACGCCATCGCGCGCTGTGCAAGTCGTTTCTGTTGCAGAGGCAGGTACTCAGGATTGATCTCGCAGCCTATCCACTGACGGCCGAGATGTTCTGCCACCTGCGCCGTGGTCCCGCTGCCCATGAATGGGTCTAGGACAACATCGCCTGGACGTGCCCCGGCGAGAATGCATGGCTCGATTAGCGTGCGCGGGAATACGGCGAAGTGAGCGCCGTCGAATGGCATTGTTGGAACCGTCCAAACGCTACGACGATTCCTACCTGCTGGGTGATACTCCATACTGCCAAAGTTTTGGCGAACATCTCCTGACAAGCTCTCTGGGCTTCCACCTCCGTTTTGATGCCTATTTTTAGATATCGGAGGTGAAGTGTGTTCCTCTCGAATAGAATCCACGTCGTAGTAATACCGCTCAGACTTCGCCAGCAGGAACAGATACTCATGCGCCTTCGTCGGTCGATCTGTAACACTCTCCGGCATCGGATTGGGCTTGTGCCAGATGATGTCGGAGCGGAGATACCAGCCATCTTCTTGGAGCGCGAAGGCGACGCGCCACGGGATGCCGATCAGGTCTTTCGCTTTGAACCCTTGGGGCAGAGCTTTCGCCCTAGCGTAAGAGTCTCCAAGGTTGAGCCATACCGTCCCGTCATCGGCGAGCACGTCACGCACAGCAGCGAACACGGAGACGATCTGGTCAACGTACTCGTCAGGCGTCGGCTCAAGCCCGATCTGCCCGGAGTGCCCATAGTCACGCAGCCCGAAGTACGGCGGGCTCGTCACGCACATCTGAGCGCGCACACCGGCATCGGCGAACTCGCGAAGCAGTTCGCGGCAGTCTCCGATGTGGCACTTATTCAGCATGTGCGTTGGTTGTCCAGTGGCTAACCGAAATACACGCAGCCGTTCTGCGCCGCAGTCGCAAATGCCTCGGCCCACTCGTCGTACTTCGTGATGTCGTAATTATCGACACTCGGATGGCGTGCGAAGCGTTCGCGCCCCTCCGTGAATTCCTTTGCGAGACGAGCAGACCACACGGGACCAATGCAGCCTTCGTTGTCGGCGAAGTTGATGAGCCCATAGAACGGCTGGTCGCGCCATTTGTCGGGATTGTCCCAAACCTCCCGAGGCTCAACGCCGAGCATTACCCTACATAGCAGGGCGCGCCATTGGTTGTATCCTCCATAGCTGCCCGCTCTGAAGTCGCCCACGCATTCGCCTTCGTACCAGCCGTCAGAGAAGCCTTCGAGGCGGTCTGCGATGGCGCTATACGCGAAGTAATGAAAACTTGTGCCGTCGTCCCCGACTGGTTCTTCGACAGCTTTTATGTTGCGGTAGTAGGTGATATCTAAGCCCATAAAATTCGTCCTCTGCTTCTTGGCGGCAGCTACCCGATGTTTCTTTCTGCCGTCTCGGCAAACGTCCGGCCGCTGTTGTGGTCGCGGTGTCCGCTCGTGGACCACTCGACGATGCGCTCCGCGATGCCTGGTTCCAGATAGATCGTGTCTGTCGCTTCTGAGCCGACCCCATTAGCGGTCAGAACGATGTGGTAGCCGTCGAATGCGGCGTACACGCCGTCACCGAAATATGCTTGTGTTTTCATAGCTTCTCCGTCTTAGCAAGACAGTATTCAGTTACGACTGATTGCTAGTCGTTCTGAGCGCGCGTCCTTCGGCCCGCCGTTCTTGCGGCGACTATCCTGAACTGCTTCTGGCACGTTCGCTCTCTTGATGATGTGAAGCGATGGTTCGTCGAATACCTGAGTCTCGATCGGTAACCCATCTTTGCTGAGCTTCGTGGGGCGAACCTGGATGCGCCGACACCCAAAGCGCCATACCGTGATAGATTCGACTGATCCCTCGAACCCGGTTATCGAGTCTCGAACGATGTCGCCAAGTTCAACCCTGGTGGTCAGGCTCGCTTGTTCAAGAATCTTCGTTGCCATGATTTCTCCTAAATGAATCTGTATTAACAGAACAGTTGAGCAAAGCGGATCGGTCGCTACCCCGATTCATCGCGGTCCCCTTCGTTGGGCTCGAACCAACTGAGGCCGGGACACACCTACCGCGAACCCTCCCGGTCGTGCGTGTCTGCTTTCCACGCCGCCGCTTTGCTCAACTATCCTCATTCCTCCTATCTGCCCACCCATCATCACGCCCGGACGTACTTCCGAAGCGTATTCATCGTGATCCCGTAGTCCTCGCATATGCGCTTCGGCGTGTTCTCTTGCCAGAGCCGGTAGCGCACGGCGATCTTCTCGCGATCCGCCTCCGATACCTTGCGCGGCCTGCCGGGCATTCGCTCGTACTCGCGGTCTAGGCGGTCGATGAAGATTACTTCTGGGCAGAGCTGGTTCATGCGGCCTCTCGCAGTTTCGACAGCCACGCTTGCACGACTTCCGCTGTAACGCCGAAGTGCTCGCATAGGGCTTCGACGATGGCGCGCTCGCCGGGGTACTTTGCCTTGCGTGCTTTCGCTGCGGCTTCCTCGCGGCGCTGGAGTTCCGCAGCCTCTTCGGATTTTCGCTTGCGCTCGGCTTCCTCAGCCTTGCGGCGCTCCGCGGCCTTCTGCCGTTCGAGTTCGGCACGTTCATCGGCGAGCTTCTTGTTCTCGGCATCGATGCGAGCCTGTTCCTCAGCTTGGCGTTTTCGCTCAGCCTCTAGGGCTGCGCGTTGCTTGCGGTCCTCTTCCTCGCGCTTGGCCTTAGCCTCGGCCTCGGCTGCTTCTCGGTCTGCGCGCGCCTTCGCTTCTTGTTCGGCCATCTTGGCGCGCAGCTTCTCCAGCTCGGCACGCTCGGCCGCGATGCGTTCCTGCTCTGCCTCGCGCTCAATGGATGACTTGTGCAATTCACGCAAAGTCGCAAGCGTGGCCGCCTTCGCGTCCTCGGCTTGCTGGCGGAATTCGTCGAAGGATTCATCCACGATGATCTTCTCAACGTCGGCGATGAATTCAGCAACCTTCTCGGACGATGGCGCACCGAAGGAATTAACGGCCGGCAGCGCTCCGCGAATCTCGGTGATACGCTCTTGAATGGACTCGACGCGCTTTTGCTCGGCCTCAATCTTCGCTTGCCGTTCGCGCTCCTTCCGGCCTTCCTCGTGCTTGATGGATAGGTCGATGGGCTCCTCGATCGCCAGCAATGCATCGGTGATCTCCTTCGCTTTGGAGTCAAGCTGCCGGCCAAGAGAGAGTATCGGAGCCTTCGCCTCTTTCCTGATCCGCTCCACTTCGTAGCGCGGGCCTCGGATGGCTTGGCGGGCTTCCTTTGCGTCCTTCATCCCGTCCGTGGTATCGACGGGGAAAATGACCTTTTCGTACTTCTCGCGAAGCTCTGATAGTCCAGCTTGAACCTTGCTGAATTCAGCAACGGCGTTCGTGACTTCATCGAGACTCGTCTGTAAATCGGCTTTATTGTTCACCTACATTCTCCGCAGCCAGTCAACCAATTGATTCAACTCCGCAACGAACTCGTCAACGTCTACCCTAAGGGCAGCGATGTACGACTCATCGCGTTCGACGCGGATAATCAGCGGCGGTAGTCCTCGACTGTGGCTGACAAAATCTACCCATCGCCTGCCGCTAACCATGAGCTGGCCTTGCACTTGCGCCTTGTGCTCTGGCGGTAAGGCGCCGTGTATCAGTCGCTCGATTTGCACCGAAGGCTTGGCGTCTTTTATTTCCACGAGCCCGTCGCTTCCGATCACGGAATCAGGACTTGCGCCGCAGTTGCCGTTGCGGATGAACCCGACCTGTTGCGGCTCGTTCCCGGTCAGCAAGGCGTACAGATTGCGGGCCTCGTCCTCTCTCTCCTGCCCCCTGAGCATGTCGGCGTTCTGGTAGGTATCCTCGGGCTCTCCCGTCAGAATCTCGCCTGCCAGACGCCATAGGAGCTTCTGACGGCCTCGCGGGATTCCGCCGCGCGGCCCCTTCTTGGCGGCAACGTCGTGGAACTCTGACGCCGTGGGTAGGCCACAGCGCAGCCTCAGCCACTCCGGCGTGCCTTGGGCTACTTCGTCGAAAATCTCGATGCTCATTCCGCGCGCTTCCGTTCCAGAATCTTCACGCAGCCGGCGTATGCCTTGGCGTTCACGTCCTCCAACTTCTCGACCTTGGCCCACTTGAGGAACACGGCCTTGTCTGCTCCGACCTCGTCGATCAGGCATTGAAGGTCAGCCGCTTGCTTCTCCGTGATCCGCTGGTAATCATTTGGCTTGCCGCCGTCATTGTCCTGGTCCTTTGCGGCAAGTCCGGTGATCGCCATGAATGTGTAGCGTTGCAGGTAGGTCACGGCAGAACCGATTGCCTGAATGCTGTTCTTGCCCCCGGAGTTATCAGGCGCGGCTGTGAGCGTGGTTCGCTCGCTGTGCCCGAACTGGTGCGTAACGATGCACGAGACGGTGATAGCTCCGTTCTCGGATTGGGATGTCTCCCACCGATGGGACAGGCCGTGCTTGCTCAATGCCGGGGCGGCGACTTCCACAATATCTGCGAGCGTCGCGTGCTTGTAGCTCGTGGTCCCGAACGAGACTTCCTTGGTCTTGATGACTTGAAGAGTCTCGGCGCGAAAGTCGTTCATGGCCGACACGAAGGCATCGCGGGCTCGGTCAGCCTTCCACTCGCGTTCGAGCTGCATGAGCTGCTTTAGCTGCTCGGTATCTACGCCCCTGGAGATTGCTACCTGTAGCATCTGCATCGGGGTCATGTCGGTCGGCTCGGGTAGCGTCGTCACTTCTTTGTTTGCGCTCACGTTGTTCTCCATTAACCTATCGGCATTCGGTCCATATCCCATTTGTAATCGTCGCGAGCCCGCTGCCAAAGCTCCTGAACAGGCGCAGCTCGAACCAGAGCACGACGAACGATCACGCCGACTTCTGCATCGTCACCTGACTTCAACAGGCGTAGAATCTCGTCTTGGTCGTCACACAGCGCGTCGGCGAAGTCGTTCGGATGCTCGGCAAACCAGGCAAGTACGAGTTCTACCTCGTGACACGAAAGCAGAGTCGGCGACTCGGCGTGTTCGGATAGGAGTTGGGTGAAGGTGTTCATACGACTTCGCTCAGGCGGTCGATTGCGTCTTGCAGGGAACTGCACGCTTCGTCCAGACGGTCGCCATGATCGGCAACTTCCTCTTCAAGATCTCTCATTGCGTCACGCTCGCGCTCCATAGCCTTCAATCGCTTTGCTAGTTCGGCGCGAATCTGTTTGATAGTCATACTTCCTCCACTTCGGTCAGCGTCGGAATCCCCCGCGCCCGTACAAGTTCATCCATCAGCCAGTCGATCGCAGTTGCCGCCCTCAGCAGAAGGTTGGCTAGCGTGTGCTCGCCGTTCTCTTCGGCTAGGACGATAGCGGTGGCGAGATCTTCGATTAGGTAGTCGTCCATCATGGTTCGGCGTACCCAATAAAATACGAATCAGCACGCTTCTCGGCTTGCTCGATAGCGGAGTCCTCGTCGTCTATCACGCAATCGCACCGCAGCTTCCCGCGATCGTCTGTAGGGCATGGGCGCTGATTCCGATCGCAGTAGGTTCCACTGATGATGTGGCGCAGGGTCATAGGTGTTGCTCGATGTAGTCGGCTATCTCGGAGAACGAGGCCCTATCTCGATCGTTCATCCGCCATAAGATGTTCTGTTCGTCCTGAGAGATTCCGGTTGCCGCTAACATCTCTTCACTCAGGAATACCACTTCCCCATCGCTAGATATGTAATCTCCAAAATCTTGACGAGGTTCCCAGGAAGTTCCCGATACGTCGTATAGGACTCCAAGGCAGCAAAAGCTGTTATCTTGTTTCCGCAGCGAGGTTCTACACTGTTTGTACTCACCACTCCGCAAAGCCGCGAGCCACTTCTGTTTTAGTTCTGCGTTCATTCCGGTTTATCCCAATACTCGGGAGGCGGCTCCAGGTTCGTCCAATGAGTAGCCTCGGTTAGCGTCGGCAACAGTTCCGCATCGATGACTCGGTATCTGGTGTGGCCCCAAACCGGAGTGAACACGAGGATGCGCGAGCCCTTCACGGGAGTCTCGGATATGGGCTGCCAGTCCATTAGATCGTCACCCATTCAGCCGAGCCCAGGATCAGGAACAGAAGGAACCCGATGCCGATGGCGTAGTCGCGGAGGGAGGGGCGAGAATTCATAGCGCTTCACCGATAATTTCGCGAGTCAGCGCCCCATACTTTTCGTCGTCCCCAACGACTT